CGGGGTTTAATAAACCTCTCTAGATACAAGGCCTCTATAGGGCACACTACGGTACATTTACAATTGGGAAACCAACAAACCAATGGAAGACTCCATCGTCAGCCGCTCCGTAACCTATTGTATAGGTATATCCAGAAGCGACGGCTTGCACTCCAGTCGCTTGGTAATGATGCAAGGCATTTGTAATTTCCGACATGCGAATACCGGTAGGCCAAAAGTCCAATGGATACAGCATTGGAGCTACGACGTCCAAAGACGGACATACATCTCTATTACCTATGGCGTAGGCAATATCATTGAAGTTATTAGTGACGAAGGAAGCAGCGCTGCCTCCAACATTCGTCGCGAACTTCGTATCCACTACATAGTTGCGAACCCAAGCATGTAGCGCTAAAACAGGTTTATCTGCTGCTGTATTGTGCACATGCAACAGATAACGAATGCCTCCTCGGTAACCTAAGAAACCCATCGAAATCCATGAGAAAAAGGACCAACCAGATACATCTGTCTGTGCCGTGTCGGTATAAGGAACAGGATAGTTGTCGATTTGTTTCGTGTACCAAGGAGAAACAATGGGACCAGCCGTGGTCACATTGACTATCGTTTTAAGAGAAACCTTACTAGCTAACTCCTTCAACGACGTTACTTCCTCACCAAAAGAACGGAGAAAGTGCATCGAAAGATCAGATTTGGGTCCGAAAGCTACCTTATTCACTGGCGCAAATTCAGAAGAGACCCAAGCCGTCTCCTTAACCTGATAAAGATGAGAGTGCAAATTCGGAGCTGCAAACCTAACATTATTGGAAGAATAGTAGGTATTGAACTGCACATTCTCAGTAGAGCCGTTAGAAGTGATAGGGTTAACAACAAAAAGATAAATTTCACCATTACATTCTTCATTGGTAAAATCCGCGAGCAAAATCCCTTTGTGCAAACCACCAACTGCGGCCCAAGGTTGTTGCTTCTTCCAAGGAATAGTAACATCAACCGTCGTATTACCTGAAATACTAACTGTAGTATTTTGCAAAGTGGCAATACAATCCTCGAAATCCGGCGTCGTAGCATCAGCAACGCGATTAGGATCCCAAGCGATCAAAACGGTCAAACGGTGAAAAACGGAAGCAACAAATTCAAAAGTGATGGTCAAATCACCAGACCAAAACTCATGCATGATGGCAACACCAGCCATCGGAGTGGGGGCGACTACCCCTGCAGATACGATCTGCGACACGCATGGATGTACAGGCCAACGGGCAACTAATTGACCAGCCGTGGCAGCTGGCGCAATTAAGTGTGTACCATAAAAGCCTTTCTTTGCGCAAATAGTCGAAATCATCATCTCTTTGTGGTCGCCGCCACAAATTTTGTCAGAGATGCCAAGGGAATTTGATTGTCGTGAACTGAGAACAAGAGCAGTAGATTTACCATCTACCTGTGAAAAGTTGTCGTGCAAACGGTTCAACACAATATGCTGATTCTCAACATACTGCGGTTTAGAAAACCCAAGAGAAAAAAGAGCATCCCCAACAGCCCCACTAACTGTTGAGAAAGCAGTTAGAAATGGAGCAAAAGGAGGAAAGAGGAAAGAGCCGATCGTGGAAGCAGTTGAAACAGTACTAGCTATTGTCGAAAGAGTACGATCAGTTTTCTTCTCATCTTCAAAGGGAGCGGACACTAAGGTCAAACCTTCGAAGCTTGGAGCTTGCAATGAAGCGTAGATACAAATAGTGGCAGAAGCGGACGTAGCTGTTCCAGAGAAAATAGCATTGTAAGCATGAGCTTCCAACCTATAAGAACCATAATTGGTGTTCTTAATAGAATAGAAACCGGTTGGTGTCGGAGGATCCAAAAGAATCTCATAAGTCTCAGACTTCGAAGGATCCACAACAATGTGTGGCACGATCTTAGCATTAACTTTGTTGAGAGTTTGGGCCATACCCGACGGAGTAGCATAAGGGCCTGCTGTAACATGCGGAACAAATGAAAAGACAATTTGTCCTGCTGCAAACGGCTGACCTTGCACTACAACTTTGACGCGCAGCTTGGCGTGGCAGTAATTAAATTTAGAAAGTTTCTCACCTATCGTAGTAGTTGAAGCAGTAGAAAGATAAGTAGAGAAAACATCGGAAGTAACCACCGCGCTAGCTGTCACTCCAGTCCACGTAGCATGATAAATCTTCATGGGATGCGTCAAAAAGGAGTTAAAATCGCTCTGGGTAAAATTCCCAGGCTTGATTCGAGTTAAAGACTCATCTTTAACTTGCGTTTGGTCTACCAACACCACCGCGTTGGACCCGATCGAATCAGTAGTTGTTTGTTGTTGATTTGAGTTAAATTCAGAAACTGATATATACACCATCGCAAGTACAGTTAAACTTGCGGGCGGATGAGTTTGTAAACAGTGAAACAGGGTCCTAATTACATTATAAAACATAGATAAAATTAAGTAAATAGCATGCATAATTACACAGGGTGATTTAACTTTAGGTCCGACACCATCGGACCATGGTACCGTAGTCCATCCGGTACATATATACAAGACCAAGCTCAACAGTCAGCACATAAAAGTTTGAAACTTTTTAGCTAAGTACTCCTCCTTCAATTTATCAAATTCTAACATCGGAAGGATCATCTGGTGCTTCTCAAACACGACCCCAAGCCAATTCTGGAATTGATTAAAGAAAGAACGACCATGGAGAAAAGCTTCACGCTGACATCCTTCCGAGACTTGCAACAATCTCGTAACTGAAGAAACTCCCAATTCCGTATTCTCAAAACAGAGAGCCTTATAAATAGAGTCCCTGTCGATCGGAGCCACGAGTGCTTGCAGTTCCTTCGACCAAACAAACTTTCTTTTCAAGAAAGTCAGCTCTGAAAAAGGGATTGAGCGAAGAATCATCCCACTTTTGTTCGCTGGCGTAGCTTTATATCCTAACTCACTATAAACGGCAGCAATGGTAATCATATCAAACCGACCATACAACAAGGCTTTAACAGCGTTTATGTTGTCATCGCCAACATTAGCCGTGTTGACCATCGCGTCGAAATTATCCATGTTCACCAAACGCAAATACGCAATTCGCAGTAGGAGCGAGTTCACTAGAGAATTCATAATCAAAGTGAAGATAACTCCGCTCGGCATTCCCTTGAACTTCAAAAAATAATCAGTCAAAATCTTTACAAGCTGCCACCGAAAACCTACTACTAGGATATACACACATGCAGCTTCATCCTCAGTGTATCCAAGCTCTTTGGCCAATAGATACAAGAAACGTGCCACCATATAAAAAATGATAGCACAATGAGAGATATCGAAAGAGCTAAAATCCATATCAAAATTGAACCAACCTTCCTTATTCATTCGATTGCCTAAGTCGTTCCATTCGGCACTACCTGCATTCATCGCACCGTAACACTCAGAATCCTCACGATATTGCAGTAGATACACAATGAGGGGCATAAACAACATTCTTATGTACAAATTAAAAGCGCAGCACAACACACAAAAAAGTCTAATCTTAGCCAAATTTATTTTTGCCAAAGGACGAACTTCGTCTTTGTGCACCATATTAATTAGTGGCATCAAAGATAGCCCGTCTTCAGTACACTTAGCATAAAACGCGACAAGCTTTTTAACGTCTTCATTAAACACGTACTTACCAGAAGCATCAATTTCGTCAAAGAAGTCGAACTTACTGTCGAATCCCATTTCACGCAAGATCGGCCCCACTGACGTCTTAAACTCCATGCGAGCCATTCCAATTGTTTCGTTTCCAAATATCGCGTCTTCTAAAGAAAGCGGATGCAAGGCGACTTTTCTTGACTGAACCTTATCCTTCGAAGCGACACGTTTTATCATCCACCCGACAACAGTTTCAACTTCTCTAAAAGTTAGATCACAAGGCATGTTGATATTCGCAAAAGTATTGGTGAGAGCCGACTTATATTCTCCGTCTACAACAACTTTAGTGCGCCCTGGAGGAGCATATGGTTCAGACAACTTCGGGGCAACATCATCATACAACCTCGTCCGCTTAATTGAAGTGTGGAACTTCTGAGTCGGACCGATTGCTGTCCCAATAACAGCAATATGAGGACTAAAAACATTCCTCAAATCTGAGCGCTCTGAAAGGGGCTCAAGACTGAGCGGACAGCCAACTAACTGCGTATCTACAATGTAGGGGTACTTGTCTTGAG